CGAGACCGACTGGTTAATTTGTCAAAGCACAAATGGCACTCAATTGAGTGCATGTGGCAGGCAGTCGGCCAAACTGTGTTACTTAACCCAGATTTTAATCCAAATATTGTGGATTATGAGTTGATTAACTCACTACTAGATTTCAAGATCTGGTTCCTTAAAACTGTTTTAAGCACGGACAATTTTTCCGTTAATTTCTCAAATATGGGAAAGGACTTGAAGACATTATCAAGTTGGATGCAATTTTTTGCATTAGGTTCTGATCAGAACCCTCGTCCTCGACCTTGTGTCCGGGTACCAATGTATAATCATACACTTAACTATCCAAGATTCCCTTGGTTTGGTGGACACTTGGCCCACTTGATTGACCTTAATAGGCCAAAGAGCAACCGAGATGTTGCTGTACTGTGCCAGATGCGCACATTTGGTAGGGCCTTACCCTGCCCGCCATCAGTTATGGTGGAGGAAGGTCTTTTGCAGACTCTCAATATACTTTCCACGGAAAGAACCGTCAATGCCACGGTCAAACACATACTTGTATGTGCACTTGGCAGATTTGCCAAGCGTATGGACTTTTCCACACTTGCGAGACATTCTCACATATCCACTAGTATTAGCGGAAGTCTTGCGCATACGCAAGAGGAGGGCGGATCCGCCTTAGATATCCATGAGCTAATTGCTCCATGTCTCCAACCTGTTGGAGCAATGTCCATCAATTGTGGACCATACATCCCAGGGGGTGTTTTTGACAACACTTTGAGTTGTTCCTCGGCGTTAGACGAGGATGAAAGAGATTTCATTTTTGACTGCTATGGTCAACAGGTCCTGAGTAGGTCCGAGCTCTTCCTTGGAAGAGGTTTGAGGATAATAGATGTCCTTTATGGCACAAGTGCTATTTTGACGGCCGGTCGGCGGTTAAGGAAAGATGACTCCTTTAAGAACCTGTTTGGTCCTGAAACAGGCAGAATTATTGCCTTTGTATGCTCTGGAGTACTCGAGAGTTATGGCTCATATGAGCCAAAGCCAGATGATTATCTGCGTATACCTGGACTCCCAGGTTTACCCATATGGTATGAGTCAAAGGTAGTAAAATACTGCCCAAGGGAACCAGTTCCCTGTCGAGTGATTGCACTCGCTGAACCAGGGTTCAAGGTTAGGCCGCTCACAGCGGGCTTGTGTGCAAACATTGTTGTACAAAAAATCATGCGCCAAATGGTGCAGATCCTTCTAGCTAAGGATGGTCGAGCCCGTATCGGGCTCACTACAACCAACAAACTTTGGTCTTTCCTCAAGTTCATGGGGGATCTCAGCCTACCGCTGGAGTGTTTCGGGCAATCGTCCGATTTTAAGTCAGCAACAGACTTCATACCTCTCGAGGTATCTCAGACCATATGGTCTGTTTTAGAGTCTTATTTGCCTCTCGACCACCCGTTTCGGGTGTTCTCCGATCTTATTTGGAGCCCAAGAAAACTCCTGGTTGATACTAAACAGTATTCTAGTATCCCTTTTGATACTTGGTCCCACAAATGTGGAACTTTCATGGGTGAGCCCATGAGTTACATGACGTTAACCGTCATTAATCTTTTAATTGAAGATATCACCGAAGTATTCTTCGCGTTAAACAAGCCATTTCCTTGTATACTCGCCCCTGAAGAGTGGGACGTGAGGGTCAAAGCTGACCCTTTTATCATCGCAGGTGATGATAAACTAGCCTTACGGACTAGTCGTGACAAAGCTAAATTGTCAAGAGCGGTTGCACAAGCGCTTGGACTTGTCATCTCGGACAAGGATGGTGATTCTGATCACCTGATGATCTTTTGTGAAGATCATATTATCCTAGAGGAAGTCTCTGGTTATAAACGAATGGTTTATATTGACGTCATCAAGGGACGTTTATTCACGGCAGTTTCCCGTGGCCATGCGGACAATCGCGCATCAATATTCGGCAAAGGTCGAATGTTATCCAATCAGTTGGATTACTTAGACAGTCGTTTAAGAAAGTATGTCTTGACATGCTATTATAACCTCTTTGTGAGGCAGTATGGTGTGAATTTCACCAAACTAAGATTACCTTGGTTTCTCCCACCCAATTGTGGGGGTATTGGCCTTGAGCCAGTAGAGATCCCTGTGTTGGGCTATAAATACATCAATTATGTATTAGAAATCCTTAAAATACAGGATTGGCGAATAAGACTAACGCTTATTTGGGAATTCAGGCAATTGTCTGATCGATTACATCATGGTGTAAAGCCAAGGAAAATTGCTT